GGTTGCAAGCGCAACCACCAACCGCGCTGACCTTGTTGGCGGCGGCACGATTGATGGCCTTGTTGCCTTCAGTACCACCATTGACGGACTGGCCAAGTACACCTTTGACAGCCCTATTCTTAGCGCGGCCATGTCGCCTGGGGTGGGTTTGTCAAGCGCGGTCATTTCCGGCGCGGATGCTGCGGCATCTCAGGTCAACCTCTTAATTGCAGGTACAAGCGTATCGCTTAACGGCGCAGATACAACAGCGGCCAGCACCAGTGTGGTGGCGGCATTAAGCAGTTCCGGGTTAGACGGTGCGGATGGACAGGCCGGTACGGTTAGCGTAACAGTCAGCCCAAGCAGCGCAGTTGCCGATGGCGCGGACACGTTAGCCAGTTCAGTCTCGCCGCTGGTTGTGCCGTTGTCGGCCACCACGGACGGGTCAGACACTATCAACGCTGTCCTTGCGGTTGTTGTTGGTCTGTCATCAGCAGTGACGAACGGCGCGGACATTCTGGCCGCTGAGGTTAGCCCGATACCTGCATTTACAGTGGTTAACTCAGCCACCACGGATGGCGCGGACGGTGTTCAGGCGCAAATTGACCTTGCCTCATCAAGCGCTGCGGCGACCAACGAAGTTATCCTGCGCAAATGGTACGTGCGGCGTGACAACAAACTCCATGTCTTTAGCAGCGCCAGCGATGCCGATGCCTTCATTGAAGCCGACGACAAGGCTGACGCGGCGATTGCTCAAGCGCAAAAGACTTCAAGGCTGGCACGCAAGCGGCTTAGAAACAAAGTGGTCGGTGTGGCCTTGCCTGAAAGCACGGTACAGATTGACTACCTAGCGCAATTGGTCAGCCGCTACGCCATTCCGGTTGACTTGCCTGCATTGATAGCACAGCAGGACTGGCAGCGCGTCATGCAGATTATGGCTATTGCCCTTCAAGCGCAAGAAGATGACGACATTGAGATGCTGCTACTGGTTTGAGCCTTTACCAATCTAGATACTTACAGCATGGACAACGAACACAAGCAAGTGATGCGCGGTAAAGAAGCGCAAATGGTGCTAGACAACGAAGCCTTTAAGTCGGCATTTGCAATGCTGAAAGATGCGATTGACGAGAAGCGTAGTCAGGTGTCGGTACGTGACCCACAAGGTCTAGTTATTGCCGCTTTGTGGGAGCGTATCCACAAAGACTATGAAGCCATTTTGGTGGGACTTGTGAGAAATGGTGAGTTTTCACAGCGAAAGATTGATATAGACAAGCTGCGTGACGAGCCCAAAGCCAAGCAATTCATGCGTAAGGTTTTAGGCTGATGCGCATGCCGTACACGCCGACTATAAGCACAGGTCGGTCAGGTTTGAGCGTTGCACAGATTGAAGAAATGCAACACAAAATTAATGCCAGATATAAGGGCGTTGATTGTGAAGTGGTGACTGAGAGCAAAGGCCACATTTTAAAAGTGTACGTTGACGGAATTGAAGTGGCTGGCGGCTTGCAAGGGCTACCAGACGCAATGAAAAACAGGCTAAGCACTTAGCTTTTTAGCGACGCAGCGATGCGCCGCATGTCCCTCCTAGTGCTATAGGGAGGGGTGTTAGACCAAGGATGACCAATGACCGGACAAGCAGAATCTGCACCCGAATCAGGTGGACTGAGCGACCTCGCTTCTTTTCTTGCGGACACTCCCGAAACGGAATCCACTGAGCAAGACGAAGAGCAAACAACAGCAGACGAATCCACCAGCGACAACGCTGATACGGACGAGCCTGCAAACGACGAACAGGACGACACCGACGACGAGCCGCAAGGTGACGACGAAGGGGAAGAGCCTGCACCCGTTGATAAGATCACCTTCAAGGTGAAAGGCGAAGACGGCAAGGAAGAAGTAGTTGAAGCGACTACGGACGACCTGGCCAAGTCTTACATGCGCCAACAGGACTACACGAAGAAGACTCAGGCGTTAGCTGCGCGTGAGAACGAGGCGGTGCAGTTTCTGACAACCAAGCACGACGAGATGCGCAGCCAATACCTCTCACAAGCCGAACTGACGCGGACGGCAATTGTGCAGATGGCTGGCATTAAGACCGAAGGCGAGATGGCTGAATTAGCCAACACCGACCCATCGGCATGGGTGGCAGAAAGCCAGCGCCAGCGGCAAATTGGTAACTACTTGAACCAGCTCAGTCAACAGATTGAAGGTGAAAAGCAGCAGGCCAAAACGCAGGACGAAACGCGATTGCAGCAACAGCGGCAAAAGCAGTTTTCAGAGTCTTGGGAAGTGCTGTCGAAAGACGGTATTGACAAGGCTGGGCTGGCCAAGATTTACGGCGGCGCTACAGATAAGTACGGTTTTAGTAATGAAGAACTGGCAACGGTTTATGACCATCGCATGGTTCGCGTCCTCAAAGACGCTGTTGCTTACCAAGCCTTGAAAGCCCAAAAACCCGCTGTTATGCAGAAGGCGCAAAACGCCCCGCGCATGCCATCCCGACAGTCAGCACCCGCTCAACAGCGCATCGACCAGGCACTGGACAACAAGTTCAAGTCAGGTCGGGCAAAACTTAATGACCTCGCCGCATTTTTGCGGTAACCCAATTTAGGAGTATTTCAAATGACAATCCCAACCAACCTGTACCAAAAGGCTTCACTCAAGGGCAACCGCGAAGACTTGCTGGACAAAATCTTCAACACCTCGCCTAGCGAGACCCCAATCAGCTCCGCAATGGGCCGCGTCACTGCCGTGACCGACTTCCATGAGTGGCAAACTGACTCGCTGCAAAGCGCCAACGCCGCAAACAAGATGATTGACGGTGACGACGCAACACTGCAAGCGCAGGTCGCTACCTCGCGTCTTGGCAACCACCTGCAAATTTTTAACGGTGCAGTCGGCGTTTCACGTCGTGCCAACATCGTGAAAAAAGCTGGTCGCGCAATGGAAATGCCGTACCTCAAGGGCAAGAAAATGCTCGAGATGAAGCGCGACATTGAGGCGATGGTGCTGTCCGGTTCTCAGTCTGCCATTGCCGCCACGACTTCGGTCGCTGGTCAATCTGGCGGTTTGGGTGTTCAGTGCGTATCAAACCCGTTGCATAACGGCGCTGGTGCTACTGGTGCTTGGACTTCGGGCGCTCCTACCACGGCTATCACGGCAGGTACTAACCGTACCTTCACCAAAGCGCTGCTGGACACCGCCTGCCAAAACATCTACACAACTTCCGGCCAGTTTGCTGAAATGTTGGTAGTGTCGCCTGCGCACAAGGTGTTGTTCTCCGCTTTTTCCGGTATTGCTCAGAACCGCTTGGAAGTCAAAGGCAAGAACCAGCAGGGCGCAGTGGTCGCGGGTGCAGACGTTTATATGTCCGACTTCGGCGCATTGTCGGTTGTTCCGCATTACCTGCTGTCTGGTTCAGACACAGCGTATGTCCTGAACACTGACTACCTTGACCTGGCTTTCTTGGACGGCTTCCAAACGTCTGATCTGGCCAAGACGGGTGACAGTGATCGCATCATGATTACAGCTGACTGTGCGCTGGCTGTACGTGCGCCAACTGCACAAGCAAAAATTACGAATCTCATACCATAACCCTTTACCAATTTAGACAATTACTTCACCTTAAACAAGTGGAGTTTTTATGTCTAGATTGTGTTCCGTGGAAGGCTGCACCAGCCCGTCTATTTCTCGTGGTTTATGCAGTTTGCATTACATGAGAGATAAGCGGGCTGGCCTATTTCAGGATGCGCGTCGCAGCGAAGCGCCTCTGGATGAAAGATTCTTTCGCCAGATTGAAAAAACAGAAACATGCTGGTTGTGGCTTGGTCGGCTAGTCGGAAAAGGCTACGGAATGATTGGCCTTGGCGGCGCTGGGGCAAAACAAGTGCTTTCACACCGTCTGTCGTATCAACTTCACAAAGGCCCAATTCCTGATGGCATGGTCATCATGCACAAGTGCGACAACCCGCGATGTGTTAACCCTGACCACCTTGAGGCTGGCACTCAAAGCCAAAACATCAAAGATGCAATTGCTAGAGGCAGAAAAACCCTTCCTGTCAAGAAGGTCAGAGGGGAGGAGTGCGGAGCAAGCAAACTCAACAATGGGATTGTTTTGAGCATTCGGGAATCCACTCTATCGCTTAAGGCGCTATCAATTTTGCACAACGTATCTAAAAGCGCAATTGAACGCATCAGATATAGGAAAACGTGGCGGCATATCTAGCCTTTACCACTTTGGACAATTTGGGCTATCAACTTGGAGTAACCCAAATGGCCTTACAAATCATCGCCTCGGGCGTGAGTGTTGCAACCAGTGCAGCGTCCGCAGGAACGACCATCCCGCTCGGCACAAATGGCGCTGTTCCGCGTTATGTCCGCTTTGCCTCCACCCAAAATGCCTACGTCAAAATGGGGACAGGCGCACAAACCTCCACTGCAGGCGACATGCTGATTTCACCCGGTGACGCGACCATTATTGCCACGCTGGGCAACACGCATTTTGCCGCGTTGCAAGTAACTTTACCTGGTGTGGTTCAGGCTTCCCCTGTCGAGGACATTTAAATGGAACTCAATGCCAGCGTGACGATTGACGAGGGGGTCAACGCCTACGGCATACGCCGCCAGATCATTCTGGAAGGCGACCAAGCAGTTAGCAAGCTGACCTACGATGCCGAACCCTTGTTGGATGAGGCGCACATTCGGCGCACCGTAACGGCAGGTGACAGATGGGGCGATGGCCACACGCATGTCGGCTTTATCCCAATGGCCGAACTAACCCGCATCAACGACACCTACCAAAGTGCCGAAGAGCGCAAGTTTCAGATATTGTGCTGGCTGCGAGACCACCCCAAGCTCGTCACGTTTGACAAATTTCTCAAATGAATTACACGACGCTTCAGGCGCAAGTCGCCAACTACCTGCACCGCACCGACCTAACGACGCAAATCCCCACGTTCATTGAATTGGCCGAGGCGTATCTGTTCCGTGAATTGCACATCAAGGAGCTGCAAATCTCGGTGACTGGCACGACCAGCGGCGGTTATGCCACGCTGCCGTCTGACTTTGGCTCGGTGGCACGGCTGGCCATCAGTTACGCCGGGGCGATTCGTTCGCTGGATTATGTGGCCAAGCCCAACACGCCGATTGCCACCAGCACCAGCCCAGCCGGTTACGCGCTGGAAAACAATAAACTGCGCATCTGGGCTGCGGCTGATGGCCAAGCCTATACGCTGTACTACATCCCAGTGATTGCCAATTTATCCGCGTCAGTGCCGACCAATTGGTTACTGACCAATGCACCAGAAATTTATTTAGATTCAGCTTGCTTGCAAGGCGCTAAATACTTACGTAACGGCGCAGAGGCTGACCGACTGACGGGCAATATTGCGCTGTCACTTGATTCCGTCAAACGCTTCTCAGAGCGGCGTGGCCAGCCTTACATCGGCGGCATGCAGATCAAGGTGCGCCGTGGATAAGCTGCTCGGTTTTGCCCCCGATGCCGACCCGGCAACACCTGGCATCCTCACGGCTCTCACTAACATGATTCCTTGGGAGCAGGGCTTAAAAGGCGCTCCACGCGGCGCGACACCTTCGGGCGTACCTGCACTGTCGGCGGCATGTATAGGCGCGGCGGTGGTCACCAAGCTAGACGACACACGCCGCATCATTGCAGGCACAGCCACTAATCTGTACGAACTAATCGCAGGCGCTTGGGTTGATTCTGGTCTGACCTATACGGGAGGCACAGATACCCGTTGGTCATTGGCGCAGTTTGGTAACGCCACCCTTGCATCAAACTACACCGACACGATACAGCGCAGCACCGGCGCTGGCTTCACCGCGATTGCTGGCGCGCCCAAGGCTAAGATTATCTTTTCAGTCGGCACGCAGATCATGGCGCTGAACACCAATGACGGCACGGCCAAGCCAGATGGCTGGCACTGCTGCGCCACTTACGACGAAACAAGCTGGTCACCCTCACTGATTACGCTGGCCGCATCAGGCCGCATCGTGTCACAACCCGGCTCATTTACCGCAGGCGGCAGGTTGGGTGAATACGCTATTGCCTACAAAGAAAAAGCCATCTTCGTCGGCCAATTCGTAGGCGCGCCCACAATCTGGGATTGGGTGCAAGTCTCCGGGGGTGATGCGGGCTGTGTTGGTCAAAACGCTTTTGCCGACATTGGTGGCGCTCACTTCATCGTCGGCCAAGATAACTTTTGGTTGTTTGACGGATCACGCCCCATTCCTGTAGGCGACGAGCTGCTGCGTAATTGGTTTTACAACAATTCCAGCCCTAACAATCGCTACAAAACACAGGTCGTTTGCGATAGACAAAACAATGTGGTGTGGGTGTTTTACTGCTCTACCTCGGCCAGCGTGCCGGACAAGGCGCTGGTTTACCACATGAAATCTAAGTTGTGGGGCGCGGTTGACATTACCGTTCAAGCCACTTTAAACTTTGTTAGCGCAGGCGTGACGATTGACGGTATAAGTGCGTTTTCATCCACGATTGACGGACTGGCCTCCTACTCCTTTGATTCGCAATTCTGGCTGGTCGGCGCGCGCTCATTGGCCGCGTTCAACACTTCTAACCAACTGCAAAGCCTGACCGGGCCATGCACCACCTCCAGCATGACTACTGGGGATGTTGGTGATGACGATGCGGTGTCTTTTTTGTCGGCCATTCGGCTGCGCTTTGCCCCCGGCTACAAACCGACAGCCGCCACGGTACAAACCTACACGCGAATGGAATTAGGCGCGTCGCCCGTTACCGCGTCCACCTCCACAATGAATGATGGTAAGTTTGATGTAACTAATTCTGCACGCTGGCATAGTGCTGCGTTTTCATTCACGGGTGACCACCGGGTGCTAGGTGTTAACTTCAAGCGCCAGGTCGAAGGCGACGTATGAGCAAGCTAAACAAAACGCCTAGAAACCCCGTGGACGCGGACACCGACCTTTGGTACAGGCAGGTAGCCTCACAGGTTAATGCGCTGTCTGAAGGGTCTATTGTGGGGACGTACAACGCTTTGACGGCTGCGCCCACCTCCGGAACTTACTTGCAAGGCGATTTCATCAAAAACAAAACACCCACCGAACTGGGCGCATCGGCTAGCAAATATGTCGTGACAGGCTTTATTTGTGTAGCCAGCGGCACACCGGGGACGTTTGTGCAGGCTCGCGTTTTGACGGGTAACTGATGAAGCTCATTCGCGTCCCTGCTAATTTTATTGACCTGGCCTACGCACGCGGCGCGTCATGCCTGTATGAAGCGTGTGACACCTCGGGCGGCGAAATCACGGGTGACCAGCTCAAGATGATATTGTCACGTGGCGAACGCTCTTTACTAGAAATGACAATAGAGGACAAGACGGTCGGCTGGGGTGTGGTTCGCGTCGATCAACTGCCTAATGTGCGGGTGTTGTTCATCACCGATCTAGTCGCCCACAACGGCGGTTTTGATGATTTTTTTGAAGCAATCAAACAACTCGCAAGGGACTTGGGCTGCTCCAAAGTGCGCTGCGCCGCAAAAGCCGCTCAAGCACGTTTGTATCGCATGAAGTGCGGTTTTGCACCTGTTTACGAGATATTGGAGGTTAGCGCATGATTTCAAGACAACAACTGTACGCAATGGGCGAACCTCTGGGTGAAAGTGCCACACGCGCTAAACCCGGTGGCCGCATTTATGGTGGTGGCGGTTCGGGCGGTGGTGGCTCGTCCACCACGGTACAAAGTATCCCTGATGAGCTTAAACCGCTAGCGAGCGCCTACACCAACAAGGCCATCAACTTAGGCAACCAAGCCTATCAGCCTTACGGTGGGCAGCGCTATGAGGACTTGAACGCGACGCAAAACCTTGGCATTGGCATGACGCAAAACCGGGCGCTGTACGGCGACCCGACCATGAACCAGGCCAACCAAACTATGCAACAGACTTTGCGCGGCGGCAACACAAACCCATACCTTGATTCAATGGTGGCCAAGGCACAAGGCAGCGTCATGGGCAATATGGGCGCATTGCAAGCCCGTAGCGGCTCGTTTGGTAACTCTGGCATTGCAGAGCAGGGCGCACAGCAGATGGGCAAGATTGCCACCGATATGTACGGCGGCGCTTACGCTGGCGACCGGGCAAACCAGATGCAAGCCTTGGGCATGGCTCCACAGTACGGTAATCAAGCCTACCAAGACGCAGGCCAATTGATGAAAGTCGGCCAAATGCAGCAAGACCAAAACCAGCAAAACCGTGATTTCAATTACGGCCAATTCCAAGACGCTAACAACCTGCCGTACAAACAATTGCAGGCCATGTCGGGGGTGTTTGGAAGTAACTTGGGCAGCACCAGCACCACGCAATCAGGCGGGGGTGGAAAATGAGTTTTTTTGGCGACATCCTTAAAGACCCGGTACTGATGGCTGCGCTGGCAGGCACGGCAATCGTGGCAACGGGCGGTTTGGCTGCTCCGGCTGTAGCGGGTGCGGCTGGTGCAGCGGGTGCTGGTGCTACGGCTGCAGGTGCTACGGCTGCAGGTGGCTTGTTGGCAACTGAGGGTGTGGCGGCAGCAGCGCCTACGGTGCTGGGTGCAGAAGCGGCTGGCGGTTTGCTGGCTGACCCTATCGCAGCGTACACAGCCACAGGCGGCGTTGAAGGCTCAATCATGGGCAATGGCCTAACAGGTGCTGGCGGCTCTTCAGGCGCAGTGGGTAATGGAACATTTGCTAATGCTTTTGGCAATGCCAAGAACTTTGCCAGCGCTGTCAAACCTTACGGCGATGCTGCTGGCGCGGCTAAGCAAGTCAAAGGTCTACTG